TGAATCATCACCGGAACCGCCATGCCCGCCCTGAATTCCCTACCCCTACCGCGTGTCAGCCACCCCAAACCCCCAGCTCAGACCGATGGACTCCCGACTTTGCCGGGGCCCTGGGGGTCAGGGAGCCTCCGGCGGCGCCACCGTTGGGTCGCGCGAGGTACCACTGTCGGCCCCGGTATCCGGCGGACTTGACCGCGGCAGCGCCGAGCTCCCGATCGCTGTCGATGATCTGGGACCCGTTGGGGTTGGGTCCCATGCCCTGGGTGATGCTGAGCGGTGCGGGCATGGGCGCTCCAGGAGGTGGTGGGGCCGGTGCGACACCGCCGCGGCCGGACAGGTTCGGGTTGCCGTGGGAGCCGATCAGTTCGTTGGGCAGGTACCAGGGGGTGGCGTCGAAGTACCCGATGCGGGTTTCGCGCGACGGGTCGTCATAGAACACGCCGTGCGCTCCGTTGGACCCGAAACGCTTACCCCACAGGAAGCCTTCGGTGTGGGAGTCGGGACCGCCGCCGCCGTGGTGGAACAGGAGCTGCACTGCGGTGCCCTGGGGGCCGAGGCCGGGACGCATCCCGTACGGGCCGACCCCCGCGGGTTCCGCGAGGCGCCACGACTCGGTAGAGAAGTCGTGGAAACCCTGCGGTGGGTTGTCACCCAACATGCAGCGAACCACGGCGCAGTCGATGCCGCTGCAATCGTAGGAGCGACCCGCGGACCCGGCGCCGCCGTAGTCGTAGGGCTGCCCGTCGACAGCGTGAAGCAGACCGAGGGTGTCGGCGGTGCGGTCATCGGTGATGGTCACAGCAACCTCCGGGGCATGGCTGGGACCCCGCCGAAGCAGGGTCAGATGGGGCGTGGGGGCGCTCAGCCCTGCAGGTTGAAGTAGATGTCGCACGTCGAGGTATTGCCGGGGTTGATGAAAGTGTTCGTCGCGACGGTGGTATTGGCTTTTACCTGCAAGTAGTCGTTGACATTCATGTGAACATTCTTCGACAATGGCAGGCTGGTCGCAAACGTTGTGCACGCATGCAGGCTTGTCACTCCCTGTTGATCCGCGCCATTGACGGTAAGCACTATGGCGTAATCTGCATTGACGCCGGGTGCGAAACACACATTTGCATGAACTGTGTACCACCCGGCGGTGCGACAGATGTAGCGGTCATTCGCTGCGGTGTGGCTCAGACCCCCGTCCGTGTCCACTTCGGTGCCATCGAAGACTATCGCCGTGTCCGTGTTCACGGGCAATGCGGTGGTCGCCGTGACTTGCCGCATCTTCGCCAGCGGCTTGGTCCGCAGCAGGAAGTCCGATACCTGCACTGCTTGGTTCAGTTGCGCGGCGGTGGCCACGACGCCGGCGGTGAAGGTGGGTTCGACGGGCAGGGGCATGGGGGTCTCCTAGTAGGCGAAGCGGTTGCCGGCGTCGAGGCGCCCGTACACCGGGTCGTCGGGGATGAAGTAGTGGTTCTCGTCGGCGGGTGAGAGTTGCACGGCGATGGTGAACACTCCGGAGGCGAAGTCGATGGTGTAGGCCAGGTGCTCCACCCAGCACACCCGGCTGCTGGTGACCCCCGCCCCCGGGCGCCGGTTGATGGTCACCGCGGCGTTCAGCTCCAACCCCAGCAGATAGGTCGGCGGCGAGCCCGACGCGGCGAGCATCGCGGCCATGTTCAGGACCAGCCCCGACACCCGGGGGCCTGCTTCGGAGTACACCTGCGCGAGGTAGGCGGCGGCGTCCACCGCCTGCTGCGCGTCGTACACGTCCAGGGTGAGGTTCAGGGTGCGGGTGCCGTACTTGGCGACCGAGGCCGCCACGGCGGCCTTCGCGACGATCCCGTTGGTCTGCGTGACGGTGACCGTGTTGCCCAAGTGGGTGGTGTCATGGTCCAGCGCCATGTTCTCGTACGGGTACTCACCGGCGCGTTCCCCGAAGGTGAATCCAGGCACCGGGTTGTATCGGGCGTGGCGGTTGACCAGAGTGGGCGATCCAGTCTTGTCGACATACACGGTGCCCGATTCGGTGGTGCCGACGTCGATCATGGCCTGAGCCACCGTCTTGCCGTTCAGGTCGGCGAGTCCCATCGCAGAGTCGCCGGTGTTGAGATAGGTGGCCTGCCCGCTCGGCAGCGGCGAGTACTTGCGGATCGTCAGGAAGCGGTCCGAGGTGACGTGGCCGTAGTCGGCGTTGCTGTAGGCGTCGCCGATACCCCCGTAGGCACCGAGGGGGTTGCTCGGGTTGGCGATCAGGTCGGTACCGAAAACCAGGTAGTTGCTCAGCGTCCCCACGAAGTTGTTTTGCGTGGTGGAGTTCACCGAGTTGCGGTAGGCGCCGAGGAACACCCGCGAGTACGGCGACCCCGCGATGGAGGGTAGTTGGACACCGTAGCTGGTGACGGTGCCGTTGATGCTGAGCTTCAGGGTCACCCCGTCCGCCGCGCAGGACAGGGCGATCAGGTGGTCCTGGCCGTCGTCGGGCATGGTCGCCATCAGGTAGTAACCGGCGGCGTTGAAGGCTATGTAGATCCCGTTGACCCCGTTCAACGGGCCGTAGTACAGGTGCACCAGCCGGTCGTGGAACTCCGAGCTGGCGCCCCACAGGCAGCCCAGCGCGGTGTGCGCACCGACGACGGCCTTCATGCCGATGACCACTGTCCACGGCGCCGCCAGCGGGGGGGCGGCGGCACCGGGCAGGATCAGGCACGACAAGTTCTGATACGTCTGAGAGGTGGTCGGCAGCGCGAACTGGGGTTGCGTCTTGCCCTTCACCCCGGGGGCGGTGGTGGCCACTCCGAGCACGAGGTTGCGGATACCGAAGTCGTAGTTGATGCCCATGTACAGTCCGGCGGCGCGCTCGCCCACCACGAGCTGCCCTGCAGACACCGAGCCCGGTGCATCGTCCAGTGGGTACCAGGCCAGCGGGTTGAGCAGCTTCACTTCCTCGTAGAAGATCGGCTCGAGGATTTGCTGGGCCAGCACGGCGAAGATGTCCACCGCCACCAGATCGGTCCATTGGAAGTTGCCGCCCGGTCCCCACCGTTGCGGGTACCGCTCGACGTACCCCGTCCACAGGGTGAACGACGACCCGCCGAGGGTCGCGACCAGTTGGATCCGCTTCCCGAGCTGCACGTTCGGCGCGTACGGGCTGGCCGTGCCGTCGGGGTCGAGGAAGCCGCTGGAGTTGTCGACGGTGATGGTCAAAGACCCGGCCTGCGGGGCCTGCAGCTCGTACTAGCGGCCGCGGGTGGCCGACACTTTCGTCACCCCACTGATCGTGGTCCAGGTGCCCGCGACGAACTCGATCTGCACCTGCGTGACCGGCCACGCGTAGCTCGGCGGTGCCACCATCAGGAGGCCCTGAAACCGAGCGGGGTGCGCTGCTGCAGCTTCAGCAACTCGTCCCGGATGTCGGAGGCGGCCTGCGAGGCACCGCCGAACCCGTAGTAGTTGCCGGTGATGTTCACGATGATCGGCTGCTGCCCGCCACCGGGCATCGTGGCGCCGAACGTGGCCCCCGGCCCGCCACCAGCGGAGAACTGGGGGCCAGTGATGGGCCCCGTGACGCTGGCGAGCGCGGTGGACAACACCCCACTGTTCGCGAGGATGCCCTGGGCGATACCCGCGGGGATGTGCACCCCGATCTCGTCGGCGAACACCTTCGAGGGAGAGGAGATGCCGAGCAGGCTCTTGGCGCCGTCCAGGGCGGAGCTGGCGACCCCCTTCACCGCGTTGACCATTTGCCCGGCCGCGCCCTTCACACCGCGGATCATGCCCATGATCAGGTTGTTGCCGATCTGCTCGGCGGTGCCGAACATGCCGACGATGTCATCCATCCCGGCGCGGATAGGCCGCCAAATGGCCTCTCGGACGCTGGCGAACACGCTGGTGATCGCACCCAGCACCCGACCGACCGCGTTGGCCACGGCGCCCACGATCTCGTTCCAGATACCGACCACATCGTTGTAGGCGGCGGTCCACACACCACGAGCGATACCGACGATCTCGTTCCACTTGCCGGACAGCCACCCGGTGGCAGCGCTCCACTTGTCCATGAGCCAGCCCACCGTGCTGTCCACAATGGCCAGTACCGTGTCGTGGATGATGCGCCAGGACAGCTCGGCCGTGGCCTTGATCTGCAACCACTTGGTTTCCAGCCAGCCCGCCAGCGCCCCAATTTTGTCGCCCACCCACTGAGAGAACTCGGTGACTGGAGTAATGATGTAGTCGCGGAGCAGGTTCCAGGCCGTTTGTGCGGTGTCCTTGATCCAATTCCAGGTGTTCGACAGGAATGTTTTGACGCCGTTCCAGACGCCGACGACCACAGCGGTGATCTGCTCATGGAAGTGGTTCCACATGCCGATGAGCAACGCGATGGGCGTCGCGAATACGACGAGCAGCAGCGGCCACCACTTCTCGAAGAAGGCCTTGATTCCGTTCCACACCGTGGAGGTGATCGACTCCACCCAGTGCCACGCGGTGACCAGTGGACCAACGACGGCCGTGACCCCCGTCATCACGGCGTGCGTCATGTCGTTCCAGGCGCCCACCAGGTAGCCGGTGACAGCGTTCCAGGCGGAGAGGGTGAAGGACTTGACCTTGTTCCATGCCCCGGTCACGGTGTTCGTCATGCTGGCCCAGCTCCCGGCGAGGTAGGACAGCACGTCGTTCCAGATTCGGACCGTGAAGTTCTTGACGTCGTTCCACCCGCCGACCACCACGCCGACCACGGCGTGCACCCCGGTCATCACGGCGTGCGTCATGTCGTTCCAGGCGCCCACGAGGTAGCCGGTGACGGCGTGCCAGATGCTCACCGTCCAGTTCTTCACGTCGTTCCAGGCGCCGAGGATCTGCTGGTTGGCGGCCGTGACCTGGCCGGTGATCCACCCCCAGATCTGGTGCCAGTGGGTCCACAGCTCGTAGATGCCCACCGACAGCAGCACCACCGCGGCGATGATGCCCGCGATGATCAGGGTCACCGGGTTCGTGGCGATGGTCCACAAGGCCACGGACAGGGCGGCGAGCGCCACGATCAGCGCACCACCGATCACAGCGGCCAGGGCGACCATCGCGGCCTTATGCTCGGTCACCCAGGTGATCCCGGTCTTGAACCCCTCGGCCACCTTCGTGACGGTGGGCAGCAGCTCGATGCCGAGTTTGGTGACGAGGGCGCCGAGAGTGGCTTTCAGTTCATCCATCTGCTGGTTGAAGTTGCCCTGCACCTCCGACCAGCCCTTGATGTTGCCGTCCGCCTGCTTCGTCGACCCGGCGATGTCCTTGATCGAGGCGTTTACCGCGTCGGTGTGCTCACCGGTGAGCTGCAGCGCCACGTTCATGCCGTCCGTGGTGCCCGTGGCCCGCTTCATGGCCTCGGTGAAGTTCTGGTTCTGGTTCGCCCCCGACCGCAACGCCTGGCTGAACCCGATCGCCTTGTCGTGCAGGGTGTTCCACTGCCCGAGCTGGGCTTTCTGCTCGACATCGAGCCCACCGCCGGTCTTGCGGAACTCCGCGAACGACATGGTGCCCTTGTCGATGGCCTCCGCGACTTTCTGGGCGGCCGGGGGCAGTGAACCGAAGGCGTTGCTCGCGGCGGTCACCGCCAGCTTCGATTCGTTGAAGTTGGACAACAGCACGGTGCCCGCAGGCCCCATTTTCGTCATGATCGCCTGCGCGACCTCTTGCAGCGTGCCGGCGACCCCCGTCTTGCCGAGGTTGTGGGACAGGTCGATCGCGTTCAGCCCGAGCGCGGACATCTCCTTGATCATCGGCTGCGTCGGCACCGACAAGGACTGGATGGCGTGCCCGAGGTTCTGCGAGGCCTGGTCGGCGGACATGCCCGAGGCGGTCATCGCCGACAGCGAGCCGGTGACGTCGGCCAGGCTGATGCCCGCCGCCGCCGCCAGCGGGGTCACGCTGTGCATGGCCCCGGTCAGCTCGTCGAAGGTGGTTTTACCGTGGGAGACCGCGGTGACCAGCTTCGAGGTGACAGTGGCCGCGTCGCCCACACTGGGGCCGTAGTCGTGCATGATCGTGGACACCGCGTCGGTGACGTGCCCCAGGTCGGCCTGCTCCTGCTTCGCACCCTCCGCGCTGGCCTTCAGGGTGTCCAGGGCTTGCGCACCGTGCTGCCCCGATGACTCCACCGTGTACATACCCTTGGCGAGATCCTGCGCGGAGATACCCACCTGCCCGGCCATCTCCAGCATGCCGTCGCCGACCATCTTCAGGCTGCCCTGCGCCTCACCGGCGGTCGTGCCCAACTTGGTCACGCTGGCCTGGAACTCGCCTGCCATCTTCACGGCCTCGACGGCCACCACCACCGTGCCCGCGGCGACAGCAGCGGACAGGGCGATGCCAACCTTCGCGACACCAGCCATCGACGCCTCGGACTCGAGCTTGACGCCCTTCATCTTGGCCATCATCGCGCCGAGCCCGGCATCCAAACCCGCTGTGCCCGCCATGAACTCGACAAATACGGGGATGCTCACAAGATGCCGTACTTCGCCACGACGCGGTTCATCGCGGCCTCCTGAATGCCTTTGAACTTCGGGGCAACCTGGTCATAGGCCTGCTGCGTGTGGTGATCGAGCGCCTCGATCTTCGCGGCGTAGGCGAAGGTGTGACCACCCCGCGGGCCGACCGTGATGCGGTAGTTGCGGGGGCTGACCGTCTTCAGCTTCCCGGCACCGATGGAGTCCCGGAGCGCGCCGCTGCGGACCCGCACGTTCCGGCGGGCAGCCCGTTTCGTCTGCCGCCCGGCTTCGCGCAGCGCCCACATGCACGAGCGGTCGGACATGCGCCGCAGGTCCAGCATCGCCGCGTTGTAGGGCTCGGTAATCATGTGCACCGATCACGGCTACCCCCTGTTGGCTTCCTCGTTGCGCCGGTTCTCTTCGGCGACGTACACGGCATGGACGGTGAGCAGCTCGGACAACTCGCGGGCAGGCAGTTCCGACTGCTCCCTCAGGGACACCCCCAGCAGCAACAGCGCGCGACGGCGGACGCTGCGGTGCACCCAGTACGGCAGAGCACGGGGGTCGATCTGGTGGCCCTCCAGGGACTGCCTCAGACGCTGGAGGGCACCGAAGGGGTCGCCATGTCCGGGGTCGGCTCGGTGTTCACCGTGGTCCCGCCGGTGGCCTTGACGACCTCCCCGATCTTGTCGGAGATCGTCTTGGTGACGGGTGCGGGCACCTCGGCGAACGCCTCCCGGGTGGGGGGTTGGGACACGCCCTCGTACTCCCACTCGGTGACGTAGGCGCACACCGTGACGTACATCAGCTCACGGAACGCCTGGAAGCCCTCCACTCCCACGATCCGCATCTGCTGCACCGGGGGGCGCGCCTGGAATTCCTCCGACTTCGCTTCGTCGATGAGGTGCTCCCCGGCCTTGGTGGCCATGAGGCTGATCTGCACGTCCTCGATGGACTCCGAGAGCCGGCCGGGCAGCTTGCGGGGGTCGCGAATGTTCGCCCACCCGCCGTCGAACTCGACGCGCATCAGACGTACGTCCCGGCTGCCTTGGCGTTGATCAGGGTGGCCTTGATAGGGGAGAACCCGGCGGACGCACCGACGTCGGTGACGTTGGCCAGTGCCTCGAACGTGACCGAGACGGTGCCGTAGTCCTTGCCGCGGATCACGTCGCCCTTGGTGAACGCGGCTTTGGACATGTGCAGGCGCAGCGAGGAGGGGCCCTGTGTCCAGACGAGGTCCAGGGCTGGTTGCACGTTGGTGAGGTAATCGGTCATCACCGACTGGTCCTCATAGATCAGGTTCAGCTTCCCGGACACCGCCAGCAACCCCGACCACATCTTGTAGGGGTCCGGGTTGCCGTCCACGGTCTGGATGGCCTCGACGGTGCGCTTCAGGTCGATGGTGCCGTCGATGATGGCGGTGTTCGGTGCGCCGGCGATCTGGGCGACACCCACCCACGACGCGATGGGCTGCGCAGCGGAGAAGCTCGGTGCCAGGGCGGTGGCGTAGACGGCCGGTGCCCAGCAGGTGGCCTTGCTGGTGTAGGACAGCAGCCCGTCCGCGGTGAACTTGATCGAGAGGTCGGAGAACCGCGCTGCGGCGTACTGGTTGGCCTGCCCGCCGTCGTAGTCGGTGATGGTGTACCCACCCGGCTGCTGCTGGCCGGTGTTCAGCAGCGACATGGCGTGCGTGAACGGCGCCGCAGCACCAGTGGTCACCACGTCGCCGAGCACCGACTGCAACTGGTAGCCGATGAGCGCGGGGTCCACGTTGCCGTCGACGCTGATCTCAGCCTTGCGCTGCCCCAGCACCTCGCCGAACAGGGCCGTGGCGGAACCGCGCCAGCCCTTGTCGGCCAGGTAGGTCTGCATGATGTTCGGCTTCGGGTCGGCGGTGACGGCGATGAAGTCCACCGGGGGGACCGGCACACCTTGCGTCAGCTCCTTCGCGATACCCACAAGGGTGCGGTATGTGGCTAGAGGCATGTCAGGCTCCCGTGGTTGCTGCGTCGGTGGTGGTCACTGGCTGATCGGCGGCAGCCGGTGCAGTAGAGGGCGCCGCGGGTTGCGCGGCAGGCTCAGCGGGCGTCTCAGCCGCAGCGGCGGGCTCCTGAGCGGGCGGCGGGGTGTTCCCAGCCGTCTGCGCGGGCTCGGCCGGGTCCGGCTTGTCGGGGGTGATGGGCTTGGGGTCGGTGCCCACCGTGGCCCAGCGGCCGTCCAGGGGTGCCTCGTCGAGCTCGTACTCCTGGCCCTGCACTGGCTCCAGGCCGAGGGTCGGGTACACCATGTCGGGCTCGCCGATATAGGTGAGTTTCACTGCGTCTCCTAGAAGTCGGACTCGATGGTGATGCCGAGGGTGATGTCCACCAACCGGCCCATTTGTTCGCTTTCCTCTTTGGGGTCGTCGCTGGAGTGCGCCGGAAAGGCCAGCGTCACCAGACCGCCCAGGGATGGGTCGGCGCGGACCGCTGACTCGATCTGCGTGGCCAGCAACCATGCGCGCTCGTAAACGTGCTGCGGCTGGTCCCCGCCGCGGTAGCAGGACACCACGACCTCGATGTCGTAGGTCTCCCACATCGACCCGCGACCGGTCATCGACCCGCGCATCGTGTACGGCTTCGAGACCCGGTTGGCCATCTTCCCGACCACCACGATGTCGTCGAGGATGTCGGTGCCCGGGTCGTCGTAGAACACCTTCAGACTCGTTTGGCCATCACCGGCCAGCTGCGCGCTGAGCAAGGTGAACAGGTAGGCCTTCGCTGCGGGCACGGTGGTCGTGCCGAGGGGGGCGGTCATCCGATCGACTGCGTGCGCACAGCCCGCTCCAGGATCGCCTGCACCCGCGGGAACAGCAGGATGGGCCCGGCCGAGAAGGAGTCCTCCCCGCCGCCACCGAAGCGCCGGCCGCCGCCACCCTGCTGCGACTGCTGGTACAGACCGCGGATGTCCTCCAGCGCCGCCAGGTAGACGTCGGGGGGGATCGACACCAACCCGGCGGTGTAGCCCACCACGACGGCGTTACCCAGGAACGACATCTCGGTGCCCACCGAGGACACCCGCCGTAGGACGCCCGTCTCGGGGAAGTCCATGACGTAGCCGTAGTTGTTGAGTGTGGTACCGGGCGCCTGCGCGGTCAGCGTGTAGGCGGACAGCCCCAGGTACTCGACGACAGAGTTCACCGACAGCACCGGGGGTTGGCGCAGCACGATCCGCGAGGAACCCCAGCAGCGGTGCGTCTCGATCACCGGTCGCGGCAGCACCGGTCCGGTGATGTACTCGATCTGCGGTGTCGCTGCGGCGATGTACCGCTGTATCTCGGGGTCGTGCGTGGTGTCGCCTTGGTCGAGGTTCAGGGCGTCCTTGACCGCTGCGAGGTCAACCAGATCGGGCATCAGGACTCCCTCTGTTCAGTGGGGCGCAGCACAGGGGGGTGCCCTCTCAACCACCCCCCTGTGCTGGCGATCAGGACGCGCTCGGTGCGGTCGCCTGCGCGGCCGGGCGAGGTGCGTCTGCCGTCTCGGCTGGCTTCGCCGCTGCGGTCGTTTCCAACACGTTGGTGGGCACCTCGGCGCCACGGAGGTTCTCCGCGCCGTCCTCGTCGTCCACCAGTGCCCGGTTCTCGGTGGGGTGCACACCTCGGTCCCGCCACGCCTGCGCGGACGCTTCGGCGCGTTCGAGGCCGTACTTCTCCTCGTGCGCCGGTCCGGTCAGGGTGCCGTCGCCGCGTTCCGGCTCGGGGTCAGCCGACGCCAGGTGGTGCAGCTTGCGGGCATCCGCAGCGTCGCGGGCCAGACGGCCTTCGTGCTCGCCGCCCTTGAAATGATCTTCAGCCATGATCCTGTACTCCTTCGAGCTAGTTGATGCCGATGGTGACGATGACGCCCGCGCCGATGGCGAGGCCGGTGCCGTTCTGGTGCAGAACGGCGTCGATGACGTCGTTGGTCTGCAGGTTCGGCGGTGCGGTGACCGGGACGGACAGCGGAGTCTCCGCGACCAGGTTGGTCCCCGGGTTCAGGGTGAGACCGGCGAACGTGGCCACCACCGCGCCGCCGCGGAGTTGGCGCAGGCTGAGGGTGGCGTTGTTCGTCGCGACACCCGTCACCGTGACGAACCCAGCCGGTGGGGTGGCGACGATATTGCCCACGCCCGAGCCTTGTCCGTCAGCGGGCTCGACCGTGGCGACGACCACGTTCGCGTCGGCGCCTGCCGCGGCCTGCGCCGGGAGTGCCGGTGAGTCGTATACAGCCATCTGTAAAGCTCCTTCTCGTGCAGTAGGGGTGGGGCAGTTTAGGAAGTCATGCCCCAGGACTCAGACCGCGATCAGGCCGATCAAAACGCGGGCGGGGTCAACCCGGTCAAAGTCCCGATCGAGGCTGCCTGGCGGTTCAAGATGGTGCCGAGGTAGCTGTAGAGCCGGTACAGAATGCCCATGCTGTCGGCGTAGGGCTCCCGAAACATTTCGATGCGGAAGCTGGACTCGAACAGGAGAAGGTCGTCCTGCTTGAGCAGGTAGACCCGGTCCTCGTTGTTGGCTGCACCGAAGGTCACACCCATGTTCGGGTCGATGTAGACGGGCAGCCCCAGGAAGGTCCCGACGTTGCCGGCGACAGCGGCCGGGTCGTCGGTCTGGGCGATGGGGTTGTAGGCCACCGCGGTGGGGACCACCAGGGGGCGGTTGGTGGTGTCGGTCTGGTTCATCAGCCAGAACCAGCGCCGGGGGTGCATCAGCCAGCAGGTGGCGGGCAGGAAGCGGGTCGTCGCGAACCCGGCGAGCAAGCCGAGGCTCTTCGAGTAGAAGTTCAGCGCCGTCTGAGCGGTCACCGCGAGGGTGTTCGCCACAGTGGCGTTGTTCAGGCCGTTGACGACCCCGTTGTTGTTGGCGCCCACACCTGCACCGTTGAGCACCTGCGAACCCACCTGCTGCGCGTAGGCCGCGATCAGGTCACCGGTGATCACGTCGTCGAAGTTGATCGCCGACTGGTCCAGCAACTGCTGGCTCACGACCTGCTTGCCGCCGACCGTGGTGAACCCGGTCGAGACGAATGTGGTGGTGAGGTCGGTCTGAGACAGCGCCGAGTTCTGCGTGGTCTGCGGGGCCACTGTGGTCCCGGTGGCGATCTTCGGGTAGTCCACGCTCGACACGCCCATGGGCACGTCGAGGTGCTTGAACAGGTCTGCGCCAACCCGACCCGGGCGGGCCAGGCGGATGTAGTCCTCGACCATCCACTTCGGCGGCGCGAATTCTCCACCAGAGCCGCCGGTGGTGTTGGTGTTGCCCAACGCGCGCTGCTCGGCGGCCATGGCCAGCGAGTGCCGCTGCAGCCGGTCCCGGGCATCGAAGGCGTTCTCCTTGAACCTGACCTCCGAGATGTCGCGGAAGAACGAGGGCCCGTTGATGTCGCCCCGGCGGTAGATGGCCGGCTCGGTGACCTGCGCCCCACCCTCGGGAATACCCGAGTTGGCGCGGGCGGCGTTGTCGAGCTTCGTG